ATGATAAAAAATATAAGATATGACAACTAAATTAACTCCACATTTTACATTGGAAGAAATGACTTTCTCAGCTACTGCTAAGAAGTTTAACATTTTAAATGAACCTACAGCACCACAAATAGAAAACCTTAAATACCTATGCTCAGAAATCCTTGAGCCTTTAAGGTCTTATTATGAAGATAAACCTATTAGGGTAACATCAGGTTTTAGAAGTCCTTCATTATCAGAAAAGATTGGTAGCTCTAAGAACAGCCAACATTGTCAAGGTTGTGCCGTTGACTTTACCATACCAGGATTTGACAATAAAAATGTTGCCTCACACATTAAAAACAATTTCATTTTCGATCAACTGATATTAGAATATTATGATGAGAACGATCCTCTCAAGGGATGGATTCATGTTTCCATAGTACAAGGAGATGGCAATCGTAGAGAAGCATTGACTAAAGACAGAGAGGGATATAAAGTTTGGAAATAGTATGGCAAGAACACCTGCATGGCAACGTAAAGAAGGTAAATCTAAATCTGGCGGTTTAAACGCTAGAGGTAGAGCTTCTTATAATAGATCAACAGGAGGAAACTTAAGACCACCTGTTACGACTAAGCCAAGCAGATTAAAGAAAGGTTCTAGTGCATACAATAGAAGAAAAAGTTTTTGTTCTAGGATGCAAGGTATGAAAAGAAGATTAACATCTGCTAAGACAGCCAATGATCCTAATTCAAGAATAAACAAAGCACTCCGTAAATGGAATTGCTAAAACAATAAAAGGAGAAAACTATGCCAATGGTAGGAAAAAAGAAGTTCGCATATACTAAGAAAGGCAAAGCTGCCGCTAAAAAATATGCAAAGAAATCTGGTAAAAAGATGAAATCTAAATACTAATGTTAACAAACATAATTGCAAAACTAACAGGAGAAATAATTGTGCCACTAACAAAAAAAGGTAAGAAGATGATGAGTTCTATGAAGAAACAATATGGAACTAAAAAAGGCGAATCAGTATTCTATGCTACTGTTCGTAAGAAAAAATTAAAAGGTATGGAGAGGAAGAAAAAGAAATGAAGAAAGGTTATCACAAAACAAAATCTGGCAAGATGGCTAAAAAAGGTTTGTACTACAACATCAATCAACGAAAGAAGAAAGGTGTAAGTAGGAGCAAAAGTAAATCTACAATTTCATCTAAGGCATATAGCCGTATGAAAAGTGGATTTAAAAAAAGTTAGGCGTAGCTTTCTAAAAAGGCTGGGATAGATGGTGGGTAAAAAGAAAACTTGGACTAAGAAAAAACTTAATCTCAAGATAGGCTACTGCTCTGTCTGTAATAAAATTCATTATAATACTTCTAGTGGTTGGATCATAAATGCTGAGAAAAAGGTATTTTGTGAAGACCACAAAGAAGATTCAATTAGCTGCTTTGATAAATACTTACAACCAAAGACACAAACTAAATCAGTAATGGATTGGTAGATTCAATTCTTTCTTTAGCTATCTTAAAATATTCTTGATCTAATTCTATACCAATAAAATCTCTATTTAAGTTCTTACAAGCAACTCCAGTAGTTCCTGAACCCATAAAAGGATCTAACACTATATCGTTTTCTTTTGAAAAATTTTTAATTGCTTTTTCAGCTAATGACAATGGAAATATAGCTGAATGTTTTTTTGTTATACTTCTTTCTCTTGGTATTCTCCAAATATCACTAAGTTCACCTCTATTAAAATTATATGTATTAAAACATCTTCCAGCTTTTGCATTTGATTCAAACATAATAATTAATTCTGTAGCTTTATTTAACACACCTGTGTGCATAGCAGGTTGTCCATGACCTTTATCCCAAATAATTATATCTTTAATATTTTTATTGAAATCACCAATTATTTTAAATAGTGCTTCTTTACTGCCTGTCACAATTTGAATGTTAAAAAAAATTAATTTTGAAATTCTTAACATTTCATTAATAATTTTTTTATGGAAATTATAGTAATCATCAATACTTAAAGCATCATCAAAATTTTTATATTTTTTACTGAAATGATTAGTTTTTTCTCTTGTTGTGTATTTTCCGTTATTTACTCTTGTTCTCATATTGTATGGAGGTGATGTTACAACAAGATCAATAGAATTATCAGGTATAGTTGGTAATACCTTTAAGCAATCATCATTAAATAATTTCATATTTAATATTAGGTAGCAATCAGGGAGTTACTGCTTACAGCATTGATTGCCACCAAACATTAACTAGACCAAAACTTCTTAGCTTTTTCTAAGTAAGTAGGATCTAAATCGTTCTTCCAAAAATAATGGCTAAAGTCAGGCTGAATGTAGTCTTTAATTACTTTAGGATCATTACTAATCTTAAGTAAATTCTGCCTTACCAAACATTTTTGTCTAAAAGATTCTAATCTTGACATAATCTTTTCAGGCTGTAGGTCCTCACAATTATCCTTATGATAGACCTTAAATTCCTTTTCATTAATGTAGCAAACATAAATAGGTAGTCCTGTTGCATAATAATAAAAATCAGTTTGAGTTAAGTGCATTGGTTCAACGCCATTTTCAGGTAATTTATTAGTAACCCAAGACCTAGTACCATCTTTTTTAACTCTACCTTTTCTTGGGAACTTACATTTGTCCTCAATGATAATCTTGCCTTTTAAGTCTGCATAACCATGTACCGGTATGTTGATGCCTTCAAATATCTTAAAACATTCGATCTCAGGCTTACATTCGTCATAACCAGGTATTGTCTTATGAGCTTCATGACCATTAATTATCATTTGCTCAATGATAGTCTTAAAGTAATTAAACGCTTCCTTTTCTATTTCAGGAACAAAGGTGCTATTAATTTTCTGTTCTACTGGTGTAAACATTGTATTCCTCCAAGAATTGTTTGTAATCTTTTTTAAAGAAATTCATAATCTCTAATATCTTAAAGACATCAGTTTTATTAATTCCCTTTTCGTATTTTTGAATTTGTTGAAACGATACGTTAATTGCTTTGGCTACATCTGATTGAGTAAAGCCTTGACCAATCCTTTCTAGCTTTAAACCTCTACCTAACCTTTGATAAAAATTATTTTCTCTTTCTTGAAATAATTGTTTTTCCATTTCATTTCCTTTCATTTGAGACAAAGATAGCCTTAACCCTATTTACAACTATAATGTGTAACAACAATCTAACTAGCTACAAATTGTTGTTTTTGCTTAAGCTCATCAATCTTTTCAGCAATTTTAGGAAGTTTATTTTTATAAGAATGTAACATCCTTTTGTGTTTATACATTCTCTCTAACATCCTTTGTTGCTTCGATTCCAGATCCTTGAGCATCTTTGGTTCTAGCATCATTGTCTATATCGTTGGTTAATTTAATGTTTGACCGGATGAAACGCTTACCAACGATTTCTATTTTAGCGTTTTCATCTGGCATTTTTTGATTATGTGCTGCCTCTGTAGCTTTCTCAACAGTATCAGCTTCAAAAAATTCTGTAAACTTAGCCATAAGTTCAATCATAGTATCTTTTTGTACTTTAGCCATTGATCTCTATGTTTCTCCTATAGCCTTTAATTTTTTTTAATTCATTACGTTTTGCCAATCTATTGACTAAAACAGTAATGGAGTTCTTACTCTTATAATTCAACGCATCAGCCATTTCCTGATAAGTTGGATAATATTTGTTCTTTTTGACATACTTTTTAATAAAATTCAATAGCTTAAGCATTACAGGGGTCATTGGTATATTATTCATTCTCTGCCTCTCTAATCTTCATTTTTCTATTTAATTCATTGTAACCATTAACATCATCATAAGAATCTTTTTTATAATTCTTATTGGTAATGGTTCTCCAAAGTTTTAAATTAATCATAAATATTCCAAATATATTTAATGGAACTTTAACCTTATAACCATTAAATGCAGTTAAAATGCTTTCTAATATGCCTTTCATTGCATAGCTTGTATTGTCAAAACTACCATATTGAGATTGTTTTTCATTAAGTAGCTGCTCTAGTTCTTTCGTTAATTTATTAATGTGACTTACGTTATCCGACATAATTTCCTTCCTTGTCCTTACAATAGTAGTAAAAAACAGCTTCATCCTTGTAAAGAACCTGACTATTATTTTCATCTACTTTAATCATTGACTTAAATATGTTTTCACAATTTCTTAGTGGATCAGTTACAAAAAGGGAGTTTTCAAAAACTGACCCACTAACAAGACAAATTAATATTGTCACCTTCATTAGAAGGGTAATTTGTCCTTTTTAACTCCTGGTTCATTCATATAACCTGAGATGTTTGGTTTATCTGATTTATCATTTAACCAAGCTACGATTGCTTTCTTAGCTCCAATCTCAGACCAAGTAATATCACCTGTAAACTTACCATCATCATTCTTAAACATAACGCCTACTTGAGCAAATATTTTTATGAATTTTTTATTTCCATCCTTTGAAGTACCTTTTACTCCTAAGATAGTTCCCTTGTAGCCATTTGATAACTTTGCATTTCCTGAAAAGTCAATCTTAATTGCTCTTTCATCATTTCCATCATAGGGAAACAATACAAAGTCTTTTTCTTTACCAGTTTGATTTGACATTTTGTCCTCCATTTTCTTTTATGTTTTTTTGTTTATTTTCAAATGACTTTTTTATTTGGTCATTTTCTTGCTCCCAATCAGAATAAAGTTTATTCAACTTTGTTTCAGTAGTTTGTTGATTGATCTTATCCTTAATTGAAACTTTTGCTTGGCTTTGTCCTTGACTTAACAAAGCTACAGTTAGCTCATCTGCACTAGCATATTCAGATCCTGCTAATCCAAATGCAGCTATGCAACGACCAAGACTTGATGTTGCAGCGTTCTCTAATGCACTTGTCTTATTAATGAATGATGAGTTTCTCATTTCCTCACTATGACCCACAGCATAAAGTTGATCTGCAATGTAAAGGCTAGTTTTTACAACTACCCTATTGTCATCATGAAATATGATTTCTTCATCAATCCTAGATTCAGGAAAGTATTTCTTTAAGTGTCTATGTCTTTCTGCAACTGTTGAATATTGCTTTCCTTTAATGTTTACTGTTGGGACTTTGCTAAGATTTGCAATGCAATCCTTATATCTGTCCTTAAATGAACCCTTATCTGTTTCTTCCTTAATTAAGGGTTTCGATTTCTTCGTTTCCGTCATTTGTTTCCTTTTCTTCTATTGGTTTGTTTTCTAATTCAGCGATCTTATTCTTAAGTTTTTTATTTTCAAATTTAAGATTATTTATTTCTAATCTTAACTTGCCATTTAAAGTTTGATGCGAATCATTAATTCTTTTAGCGTTATCTAAATCCCTCTTTAAATGTTCTAATTGCATTTTCATTGGATTGTATGCTTGATCTACCATTATTTTTTTCCTCTCATTACTTCTTGAATAGTTAATTTATGAACGATTATATCCTGGAGTGCTTGACCTACTAGACCACCAAATATCATTCTTGAGTTAGCAGGTAGTTGTTTCCTTTCAGCAGCAGTTAATACACAATAATCATAAAACCATTGGTCAGGTATTTTGTTTAATTGTGAAGGGGATAAATGCGTAGCTGTGAAACAACCACCTTCTTCCTTAGTTAACCATTCCTTTCCTATTTTTATTAACATTGATTTGCTTTTAATGATTTATACAAAATTTGTCAATAGTCTATACAAAATAATTTGCATATTGTTTATTAATGGGTATAAGTATTTAAATGCTAAAATTATTAGATTTATTTAGTGGGATCGGTGGGTTCTCTTTAGGAATGGAAGCTACTAATCGAATCAAAACTATTGCATTTGTAGAAAAGGATAAATTCTGTCAGAAAGTATTAAATAAAAATTTTAAAAACATACCAATTGAGGAGGATATAAGAAATGTCAAAGGATCAAACTATACAGCCGACATTGTTTCAGGAGGATTCCCATGTCAACCATTCAGCGTTGCAGGAAAACGGAGAGGAAAAGATGATGACCGCTACCTCTGGGATGAAACTATTAGAGTTGTTGCCGAAACAAAACCAAAATGGTTTGTTGGAGAAAATGTTGAAGGAATTATTAACATCTCCAATGGTACAGTCTTGCAACAGATACAACAAGATTTGGAAAAAGAGGGTTTCCAAGTCCAATGTCTTGTTATTCCAGCTTCAGGTGTCGGTGCTTGGCATCAAAGAAAAAGAGTCTGGATTATCGGATGCAATGTATCAAACTCCAACTACTCAGGATGCAAGGATAGGACCAAACAACATAGGTGGGAACGAACACAGAATGAAAAGAGGTTCGATAGCTTTAGCAGA